GAAGGGTCAGGAGGCAATTAACGGCATTATGGAAGTAGCAGGTGAAGGAGGCAGTCCAAGGGCATATGAGGTCGCAGGGCAGTTGATTAAGAGTGTTGCAGATACTACTGATAAGTTAATTGATTTACAAAAGAAACTTAAGGATGTAGAGGACGAAACTAAGAGAACTACAAACAATGTTACCAATAATGCAGTGTTTGTTGGTTCCACTTCAGAACTTCAAAAAATGTTAAAGCAAGGTTTTCTAAATAATAAAGAATAGACTACTTTTCATCGATGAAAAAGTGTAAGCAAGGATATTATTATTGCTATACGGATGAGGTTTGTAAACCCATTCCGAAGGGATTGAGGGTAACCGCTAGATTTTCTGGTGGGGGAAAAGAACCAGAAGAAACTGGTATTGATGTGCCCACAAATGGTAATGGGGATGGAAACGGTAATGGTAATGGTAATGGTGGAGATGGCGGCGGTGGAATGGGAGAAAGCACTATATTAGAAAAACTTGATGGTAAGTCTGCAAAAGATAAAGGATATTCACTCCGAGACTGGTTTAAAGGTGGTGGTTGGAAACAGGCTGGTGGTAAATATGACGGTAAACCTTGTGCAAAACAACCAGGCCAAACAACGAAACCATATTGTCGTGATGCAGATGATCGTGCTGCAATGAGTAAGGACGAAAGAGATAAAAGAGCTGCTAAAAAACGCAAAGAAGATCCAAATCCCGATAGAAAAGGAAAGGCAAAAATCGTGTCTCAAAAAAATTCATTCGAACCAGAAGGTAACCTTGTAGATGAAGGTAAAAAAGATGCTTGTTACAAAAAAGTAAAAGCAAGTGCAAAGGTATGGCCTTCTGCATATGCATCAGGTAGATTAGTACAGTGTCGTAAGAAGGGTGCTGCTAATTATGGAAATAAGTCAGAGTCTGTAGAGTTTTCAAATTGGAGAGACGAATTTAAGGCAACCGAATATGAGTTTATTGATATCATTAAACCAGAACCTTTAGTTTCTGAGGCATCTTTTGAAATCGGACATACATCTGCAGATGTCAGAAAGGCAAAAACGAAAAAGAAAATTAGAGATAGAACTAAAACTAATGACGAAGGATCTGATATTGCTAAGAAAAAGTTAAAAGGTCCTTCATTGCCAATGGAAGAAGTCGATACTAGAAGAGCACCAGCAGAATTAGTTGCAAGAATGAGTGCTAGAAGAGAAGGTGAGATGGCACAAGATGGCCCTAACAAACCAGCATATGATGCCAAACAAAGACTTCTTGCTAAGACTAAAGCAAAAAGAATGAAGGAGCAAGTCGAAACTGTTGATGAGGAAAGACCAGCAAGACGTAGAAAACCAAATAAACCTTATAGTCAGGTAGATCTTAATACTACTAAAAAAGATTTTTATAAACAAGCAGGGAAAGCAAAAGATAAGCAAACAATAAAACCGGGTACTGTACACGAAAAGGAACGTACTGCTAATCCAACTAACAAGTACTTCACACATGGTAGTCGTGGATCAGCTTATAGAAATACCTTAGCAAGAATATACTCTCATGTAGAACTTGAAGGTGAGCAGATTGAAGAGAAGAAAGATCCTTGCTGGGATACTCACAAACAAGTGGGTATGAAGAAGAAGGGTGGTAAGATGGTTCCTAACTGTGTTCGCAAAGAAGAAAAAGAAGAATCGAAAGTTGGTGGTGGCAACTTGAAGAAACTTACAGCAAAAGCAGTAAGAAGAGTCGATGCCGATGTTGATGGTGATGTAGATAGTGTAGATATGAAGTCCTCAGAGACTGGTTCATTTGTCCCCTCACCTGATGGTAAGAAACTAAAACCAAAGGTAAGATTTGAAGATGCTTCAGATTGGAGAAGTGAACTTGAAGAAGGTGCTGCCTGGACTAAAAAATCGGGCAAGAATAAAAAAGGTGGTCTTAACGAAAAGGGACGTAAGTCTTATGAAAGAGAAAATCCTGGTTCTGACCTGAAAGCACCATCCAAAAAGAAAGGTAACAAAAGAAGAGCATCATTCTGTGCGAGAATGAAAGGAATGAAAAAGAAATTAACTTCTGCTAAAACTGCAAGAGATCCAGATAGTAGAATCAATAAGTCCCTTAGAGCATGGAACTGTAATTAAATTTTGTTATGAGTGACGTATATCTTGGTAATCCATTATTAAAGAAAGCAAATACTCCGATTGAGTTTACGGAGGAACAAATTATTGAGTTCCTCAAATGTAAACAAGATCCAGTTTATTTTGCAAACAACTATATTAAAATCGTTTCTCTTGATGAGGGTTTAACACAGTTTCATCCTTATCATTTTCAAGAAAAACTAATTAATAATTTTCACAATAACAGATTTAATATCTGTAAAATGCCACGTCAGACTGGTAAGTCTACTACTGTGGTATCATATCTCTTACACTATGCACTTTTTAATGATAGTGTAAATATTGGTATTCTGGCAAACAAAGCATCCACTGCTAGAGAATTGTTGGCAAGATTAGCAACTGCATTCGAAAACTTGCCAAAATGGATGCAACAAGGTATCCTAGTATGGAACAAAGGAAACATCGAGTTAGAAAATGGCAGTAAGATATTGGCAGCTTCTACATCTGCGAGTGCTGTCCGAGGCATGTCGTTCAATATCCTCTTTCTCGACGAATTCGCATTCGTCCCTAATCACGTCGCTGACTCCTTCTTTGCATCTGTTTATCCTACTATTACTTCTGGCCAAAACACAAAGGTAATTATTGTATCCACACCACATGGTATGAATCACTTCTACCGTATGTGGCATGATGCTGAAAGAAATAAAAATCAATATATTCCCACAGAGGTTCACTGGTCGGAAGTTCCTGGTAGAGATGCCGCATGGAAAGACACTACAATTGCAAACACTTCTGAACAGCAGTTTAAGGTTGAGTTTGAATGTGAGTTCTTAGGTTCTGTTAATACTCTTATTAACCCAGCAAAACTCAAAACTTTAATATATGATGATCCGTTACAAAGAAATGCTGGATTAGATGTTTACGAAATACCAATTAAGGAACATAATTATCTGATTACTGTTGATGTTGCTCGTGGTCTTGGTAATGATTACTCTGCATTTGTTGTTTTTGATATTACAGAGTTTCCTTATAAAGTAGTTGCAAAATATAGAAATAATGAAATAAAACCAATGTTATTTCCAAACATCATATTTGATGTAGCAAAGGGATATAATGATTCTTGGTTATTGATTGAGGTGAATGATATTGGTGATCAAGTTGCTAGTATTCTCCAGTATGATTTGGAATACGAAAATATTCTTATGTGTGCCATGAGAGGACGCAATGGTCAAGTTGTTGGATCGGGATTTAGTGGAAAGAAATCACAACTTGGAGTCAGGACAACTGCAGCAGTGAAAAAGTTGGGTTGTTCTAATCTGAAAACTCTTATTGAAGATGATAAATTAATCGCATCAGATTATGAAATCTTATCAGAACTAACTACTTTTGCACAAAAGGGAAATTCTTTTGAAGCAGAAGAAGGATGTAATGATGATTTGGCAATGTGTCTTGTAATATTCTCTTGGTTAGTAGCACAAGAATATTTCAAGGAGATGACAGATAATGATGTAAGAAAGAGAATATATGAAGAGCAGAAAAATCAAATTGATCAAGATATGGCACCATTTGGATTTATCGAAGATGGGATTAATATTGAAGCAAGTTTTGTAGATGATTCTGGAGATAGATGGTATGCAGATGAATATGGTGATATGTCTTATATGTGGGATTATAAGTAGTGTCTTTTGATGATGAGATTGAATTAGAACATTTATTATTTTTAGAAAGGAAATGTAGAGTTTGTGGGGTGATTAAAAGTTTAATGGATGATTTTTATCTAACTCGAAAAGGTAGAAAAACATTACCATCTGCATACTCATATGAATGTAAGGAATGTACAGTTAAGAGAGTAAGTAGAGGTAGAAAGAGTACTTTAATATGGGAATATCCTGATTGGTAGGTATTCACGCATCGTTTCCCCACTAGAAATGCCCCTTTTCCTAAATATTTTTAGGTAAATTGGATGCGAGGAAAAAACAAGATGCCACTAAATTTAGCATCTCCTGGTATTGTAGTAAGAGAAGTAGACTTAACTGTCGGTAGGGTTGACCCAACCTCCAGTGGCGTTGGTGCGATTGTTGCACCTTTCGCACAAGGTCCTGTTGATCTTCCCACAGTAATCGGAAGCGAGAAAGACTTATTAGATGTCTTCGGAAAACCATACGGAACAGATAAGCACTATGAGCACTGGTTAGTTGCTTCTTCTTATCTGGCATATGGTGGATCACTTAGTGTTGTAAGAGCAGATGATACTGGTCTACAAAACGGTTTTGTTGGTGCTGCAGCAAGTATTAAGATTAAGAGTCTTGAGCACTATGAAGAATTGGGATATGACGAAAATACAATTACTGGTGTAGTTGTTGCCGCAAGAAATCCTGGTTCTTGGGGAAATGGTTTAAGAGTTGGTATTATTGATGCTAAGGCAGACCAAATCTTAGGTGTTTCTACAACTAATATTGAGGTTGGTTACGGAGTCACTCAGACAGTTCCTGCTAATACAATTATTGCCGGAGCAGGAACAACTTCTCTATTAGACGGATATTTCAAAGGTCTTGTTACTGAAGTAGGAACTGGGGAAATTGGTGTCAAAATACTTCAACATGTTTCTAGTGGAGGCACATTAAGTTCAATTGATTATCAACCAAACGGTAAATATAAATTTAGTTCCACAACTGGAATAGGCACTACCATTCTTCTTGGAGTCACCACTTCGGCAGGAGGTTCAATTAGCACCCTCACCAATCCGGAGGTCACATCAACAACAGATTGGTTCGACCAACAGTCTCTTACCTTAACTTCGTCTACGACGGTTAAGTGGAATCAACTTGCAGATCGTCCAGGAACTTCCGAGTATGCAGCAGCAAGAGGATCTAGATTTGATGAAGTTCATGTTGTTGTAATTGATGGTGATGGAGGTGTCACTGGAAACTCTGGAACAATTCTTGAGAAGCATCTATCACTATCGAAAGCAAAAGATGCTGAATATTCACTCGGTTCTCCTTCGTATTGGAGAAAGTATATTGCTAATGGTTCACCAAATATTTTTGCCGGTTCAGCACCAGCAGGTATTGTAACCACTGGATTTAGTGCTAGCACCGCAGGTAGTTTTGCTATTGCTACTGATGTATCTTGGGATCAAAAGGCAGAAGGTATTACCTTTGCAGCAACTGGAAATTATAATTCAGGTTTTTCTACTGGAACTAATTACGGTGGTAAGGTTGCAATCACATCAACTGGTGCGTTAAGTTCTGGTTTAGATGGATTAGTTTCCGGTTACGGATTATTTGAGAATACTGAAAAGTATAATGTAGATTTCATTCTTATGGGATCTGCAGGATATGGAAAAGAAGAAGCACAAGCACTTGCGAATAAGTGTATTGCAGTTGCCGAAGCAAGAAAGGATGCGGTTGCATTCATCTCACCATATAGAGGTGCTGCAATTACTGATACCGATGATGATAGAGCAGTAAACATCAATTCAGATGAGACGACTACTGATAATGTAATCGGTTTCTATTCTCCCATTACATCAACAACTTATGGAATCTTTGATAGTGGTTACAAGTATATGTTTGATAGGTTTGCAAATACCTTCAGATATATTCCATTAAACGGAGACATTGCTGGACTTTGTGCTAGAAATGATGCAAATAACTTCCCATGGTTCTCACCAGCAGGAACAAATCGTGGTGGAATTCTAAATGCAGTTAAACTTGCATATACTCCATCTAAAGCACAGAGAGATAGATTGTATTCTAATAGAGTCAATCCAGTAATTGCCTCACCTGGTGCCGGTATTGTTCTCTTTGGAGATAAGACTGGATTTGGTAAGTCTTCGGCATTTGATCGTATTAATGTTCGTAGATTGTTTATCTATCTTGAAGATGCAATTTCTGCTGCTGCAAGAGATCAACTCTTCGAATTTAATGACGAAATCACAAGAACTAACTTTGTGAACATTGTCGAACCATTCCTTCGTGATGTTCAGGCAAAGAGAGGAATCTTTGACTTTGTAGTTATTTGTGATGAGACAAATAACACTGCTGCCATTATAGATAATAATGAGTTTGTAGCAGATATTTACATCAAACCCGCAAGATCAATCAACTTCATCGGTCTTACGTTTGTTGCCACCAGAACTGGTGTTTCATTTGATGAAGTAATCGGTAACGTTTAATCT